GTTAAGACTAGCTCAAACTCGCCCTCCACACTAAACTGTTTATTTAGAATATCATTAGGGTCTGTGCTCCCTATCTGTAATTCTCTCTCAATATTCGGATTGATTGTGAGTGATAGAGATTTACAAGGGATAGCGGTAGCCGCAGTGAATCCAGTAGTAGTAGCCGCCATTTTAATGCTTACATCTTTGCTAGTAAATTCCCAATCATCTACATAGACGGGGGTTACAGTTCCAGTCGCTCCTTGTGTGGCAATAAGTTCTGCTGTGAACTTAACATACTCTCCAGCTTCGGCAGTCATTTCAAATGTCCCCACCATACCATTAGTATATAGCTTATCTGCCGCAGGGTCGTCGATAGAGAATGTCAATGAAGTATGCTGTGAACTTTGAGCCACTGTAATAGCATGATTCTTTACCCCTACATCCGTAATTTCTCCAGTAGTCCCCGTTGAAGTCACAATCGTTCCAAACAAACTTTTGAAGATATAAGGAATCTTGTTTAAAAGAACTTTTGCTTCAATATTACCCTCACTCCAAATCTCTGCTATGTCGGCACTATCCGCATCTTCAATTCTCCCCCGACTAGAAGTATTGATTACCTTATTAGATTTTGGTCCGAAACTCCTATCCAAGAGAGGATAAAAAATTTGGGCGGCTCTAGCAGTCCCCCGACCAGTGGAAGACTCGATGCCTATTCCAAAACCTGTAAGGCGACCTATTTCTTTAGCCATTGTCTATCTCCTTACTTTTATTAATATTACCTCTCCCCTTTAACCACTTGTCTAACTTTGCATAAGCTTCCTCAATATTATTAGCCTTGAAACTAATATTGTATTTCGGGAAGTCAAACACCAACTTAACTGTAGCCTTAGTTACAGCCTTATCCTCCTCCACCATCTTATTCTTGTAATCTTTCATCATAATTGCCTCCTATTATGTAGCTGTTGCGACTTCTTTCGTGCAAGTCAGCATCATTTCTAAGTATATTATAGCACCATTAGTTCCGTTCTCTATGATTACTCGTCCGACATTGTTATTACAGAAGTCCACATTTCCGCCCAGAGTGTAATCGGATTCAATAACCGCTACCGCATCATCAATCGCTGGGTAAAGAATCGCCAACGCTTGTGCTCTCGTTTTATTTTCAAATTCGGTCATAAATATTAAGCGGAATTCATACTCTCGGAGGTTGTCCGAAGTAGTAAAAATTTTGCTATTATATTTACTTAACTCAAAGAGTATCGCTGGAAATCCCGTTACTGTTTCCTCCATACCTGAATAAACTGCCTCAAATTTCTGCCCTGTGGCGGTCAAGGTGCCAAGTTTGGTAGTCAGATAAGTGTTTATATCATTGATACTCATTTTTTCGCCAGTTGTCTTGCTATACTTTCCCCCAATTCCTCCCAGACATCCTCTATCCTTGTCTTAACACTATCAAACCCCTCCTTTAAGAATGGTTGCCCTCTCATGTATCTAGTCCCGTCATGGACAAATCCAGCATAAGGAGCATGGAATTTGAAGGCTCCGAATAGTCTGCCGAAAGCCGTCCCTCTGTTACTCAACAGATAACCCGTATCTATTGGCACATACGGAATAGTCCCACCCTCTATCAGAGTAATGGATTTATAAATCGCCTTATCGCCCTCCACCTGAATAGTCCTTGGGGCATTTTTAAGATTCTTTAAGACCTTGGCTAGTCCATCGATCCTAACTGTTACTTTGGCACTCATTCTTTTTTCACTACGATTAACTCTATATGAGAAGCTAGCTGGTCATAATCTGATTTACCTTTGACTGTGTAATCAGATGAATCAAGCGTAATCACATCACTGACTATAATATCGTTCCCAGTATCTAAAAAAACCTTATAGCCAACCCCCCATTGAATCCCACTTTGGGCAGAGGTTTCGGCATTTAAAGGCTCTAGATAGCAGTTAAAATTAACATTTGTGCTGACTAACTCACTACGATTGCCAGTGTAAGTTAGTCTTTTTACTGCCGTGATTACTTTGTTGTAAGCATACATTAGGCGATATTAATTCTTTTATATGAATTAAGCACCTCTCTATGCCAGTCAGATAAGTCTTCGCTCCCCCAAGTAACTTGTGCTGTGCCAATCTTTTCACTTGTAACTCCCGCACTATCTTTTTTCCGCCATTTACCAGCGACTAAATCAATAGTTAGGTCTATCAGGTCGGCTGGGAATTGAGCATTGGCATAGCCAGTTCCTCCTGTAGTCCCTGTAGTATTATCGTAACCACCCTTGTAATTGACTTGGATATTACGAGTTCCGCTAGGGAAACTACTCGGCATATAAATTTCTCCTCTCTTGGGATAAAAAGTATAATTCTTGGCATCTACTGTAGTCCAGCTTGGAGTTTCAAAATCACCAGTGTTTTGTTTTACTGTTGTCAGATTCCCTGTAGAGCAAGGATATTTATTTAACTGTAGCCTAGTCATTGACCCATCTCCGCCATCGTAAACTTCATCTGCCGCAGTGGAGGAGACTTTCAATCGTCTCCCCCCTAACTGCTTTTCCACATAATCTGTTGCTCCGTCAATAAACCGATTCAATATGACATCGTTAGTAGTTGAACCCACAGCTCCAGTAGAGCCAAAGATTTGTAACTTAACTTGAACTAGCGTTATCCACGCATAATCTCTGATAGCCATATTGAACTCCTATATTAAGTCGCTGATGTAATCGCTGTCTGACTTACAGGTTTGACAATTTTTGGATTTCCCAAAATAAAGTCAATAGATACTGCTCCAAGAGCTGCACCAGTTGAGCCAGTTGTCATATCTACATTTGCCTTTAGGTAGCGTTTACGGTTGCCTAAATCTAAGTAGATAACTCCTTGTGAGGAAGTTCCTGAAGCGAGGTCTTGAACACCTAACGAAGCACTAGCGTTGTTTGAACCAACGGCATCTGTGATGGCTGTGTAAGTTCCACCAGAGGTGGCACATTCACGAACATTCATAGAGAAGGCTCCAGCACCAGTAGTTGAGTTGTCTGTGTAAGATGTAAACATCTGACGGACTACTGCACTTCGGAACCCCATAGTGTCAATGGCAGCACCTAAATCTCCATCTGAGCCAGTAGTGATGTTCCCAAGGTATCCAATCTTATGTAGATTTTGTTCTTGTGGATTAATCATAATCGTAGTCTAAGTTGTTATAACTATTTCCTTTTCTTGTCCAACTTCGCTTTCATCGCTTTCTTTGTAAAAGCTTTAGTGCGAGAAGCTAAGGGAGTCTCTGCAGGCACTCTCCGAAGAAAAGCCTCTTGTCCCTCACCAATTTCACCCTCAATACCGATTCCATAAGCTTCTAGCTCCATAACTTCTACTACATCTGCTGGCAAATCCATCACTTTCTTATTCCTGTCTTGTCCTTGGGAATGTGGGTAATATTTTACACCAGCGACCAATATAGCTTGGGTCAGAACCCGAAACTTATTTTTTGCGAAAGCATCAACGCCTCTATCCTCTAACACTTTAACGAGCTTTTTAAGCTTGTCGGATAGAGGTTTACCGTTATACTTCCGCACCACCTCGGTCTCTTTCATCTCTTTAACCATAATCGTATTATCAATTTAATATACTCCCTAAGGAGAGGGTTTTTACACCCCCTCCTATAAGATTGACTAAGTAGCGACTGCAGTTCTCAGAACCGCAAATGCTTCGGGAATACCAACACTCATTGCGACTCTCCGAGTAATACGAATCGCTGATTGGTTAGTTTCAAACAAACTTGTGCTTGATACATAACCGTCTTCTGAAACTTTAGCTTCAGTTCCTTTCCTATCTCCGACTAAGAAATACTTCATGTTGCCGAAGATAATCCACTTCGTAGAAGCGGCAGTATCGGCAGCTCCGGGAAGTTGATCTGACAAGAATACAGGATAACCCCAAATCGTTCCAGCAGAATCCGTAATCTGTTCTGGAGTCCAAGCACCCTTACTAAATACAGGGTTAGAGAATGTAGTCAGGTATTTACTGTCTT